ATGGACGTTGTTATCCTATGGCTCAAACTACATCAAGGTTCACGCAAAATTAGTTGTTGAAAAATATATGAAGCGTGAAGGCGTTAAAATCATTCACAAACTTCATGCAGACTTTTCCGAATCGGTAGACCCGTTTGAATCTCTCGAAGAATCCCTATCTTCCTTGTCAAATCTTCGTTCCCAAATAGTCAAAGAACACTCCGTGTCGCTTTCTACGGTGGCAAAAGAAACTTGCGAAATGATTGACAGGCACTACGAGGGTAAATCAGAGTCTATTAAATTCGGGTTTGTAGATATTGATAATGTTACCGGTGGAATGGATAAGGGAAATTTGATTGTTTATGCGGCAGAGAAAAAGCGTGGCAAGTCCACAATGATGCTACAGACAATTTTCCATAACGCCCTCAGGGGAATCCCGTGTCTTATTTTTTCTACCGAGATGAAGCGACAGGACTTAATGCTACGCTATTCTATGATAAAACATAAGGTTTTATGGCTTGACTATATCCAGAAAAAAATGTCTGTTAATGACAGAGAAAGATTCAAACGATATGTAACCGAGCTCGGCGAGAAGTGTCCGATAGTGGTGTCTGACCGAGTTTCAAGTATTATGGATATTATCGCAGAATCGGAAAGAATAATTCAGAACAAGGGGACACGCCTTATTGCGATTGATTATATCCAGAGGGTTGTACCCGTCAACAAAAAATCAAACGAGAACCGAGAACGCGAAATCGCATCCATCGTAAACGGATTAAAAAATATAGCATTCAAAAATGATATTTCATTAATAGCCCTGTCGCAACTTAACGATGATTTGAGAACAAGGGAAAGTCGATCTATCGAAATGGAGATGGATAAAATGCTTACCGTCAACGCGGAAAGTGAGGACGAAAGAACGGCCGATGGGAAACATTCAATAATCGGAATAAGAGTACAACAAAGGATGGGTGCGTCGGGTAATTTTGGTGACGTTAAAATGATTTACGATAAAGAATTTGGGTATTGGAAGAGCTTCCTGAATAATGATGACCAAGAACCATTGGAATCAGAACAACTTACAACTCCATTTTAACCCAAAGACAAAGTATGTCTAAGCCGGACTCAAAAAGTAGAACAAGACACGATTAAGGAATGGTATATAAAATAATTACGATTTCACTTACATTTGAATTAATTGTTTCTCAATATGCAATCAGTAAATAAAACATCAAAATGGGATACCCAAAGAAGCCGCCGCCAGTATGCGAAGTAAAAATACACATAAAGTATGTAGGCGAAATCAGGTTACACTTAGAGATGATTGAAAGACTGAAAATAATATACCCGGAGATAATAAATTCAGACGTGGTATGGTTTAACTGGGTGGCGGACAAAGTAAGTCCGCCCCTCGTTAGACAGTTTGCGAATGACAGTTCGATTGTTCACGGCGGTTATTAAATGGAGAATAAATATGATAACGGAAGAAGATGAAAAACACGTAAGGCAAATAGCTTCCGTAGAAATTTGTTGGTTCGTAATAATTTTGATACTAACGATGTTTATAAGTAGGGCATTTCATTGTTAAGACATGCCGTGAACGCTTTACCGCGACCGCGTAACGGGATCGCGCTAAGGTGCGAGTGTAGAAAACTTTAATTACAAGGAGAAACCGATGCAAAAGAACATCACGACTGAAACGGAATATAGTACCAACGCCGATTCCGTCACCTTGAGCGCGTGGTTAGGCGCGCTTAAAATTCTTTTCTGGAACAAGTTGATGCGAATATTTTACGCGGGATTTATTTTGATTATAATAGCCGCGCCATTATCAGAATATTGTTACTGGCATTGCAGATGGTTATGGACAACACCACTCTTCATTGCTGGAATACTATATTCGACAATTTGGGATCGCATCTTTAACCGGGAGCGCGCCTAACGGGGCGCGGATAAGCTGCGTGTAGATAAAACTTTACTAACAACATAAAGGCGATACCAATGAAAACTAAAACAAGAAACGGAAAGTTGCATAAACGCTCATCACGTCAGCTTGAGCCGCTTGTTAGCACGCACGCATACCCGACCATAAAAGCCAATAGGTTTAGAATAACCACTAATGGTATTAAATACCAGATACAGTATGAGATGAAAAAATGGTTCGGAAAAACGGAATGGATAGACCTTAGAGAACGCAGAATGTCCTTTGTAAGTATAGGGATGTATTCGGAAGCGGTATTATTTGACAGCTACGAAGAAGCGAAAAATGAAATTAGATTAGCATACGGATCGGAAGCAAACATAGCCAGCAGAGAGTGGCGTGCGTGCTAACGGTGACGCTTAAATTGCCGAAACGAAAATTATCAAAATATATTAATGATGTTAAACGCATTGCGATACAGAGGAGAAAATATGTATAAGGAAAACCCGAAAACAAGCGGAAGTGGTATTGTTTGTGCGATACCGCAATCTGGAATTTGTCCGATGAAGTGTGACGATTGTTTCTTCCAGTCTGGCAGGTCTTACCTTGAGCCACTTGCGGAAAATCTGCCCAATATGCCAAGTGGACATTGCGAAACGAATGTGGTTAGAATAAACGATGGCAACGATAGCAATAACAAGCGGAAATTTGTAATGGAGGAAACGAAGCATTTCCCTATGAGATTCTACAATACATCTATACCACGAGACATTGAGAAGTTTGACGCGCCAGTTGTTTTAACGTTGAACCCTGCGAAAAAGACGGACACGGACATAAGCATATTAGACACAATCCCGAAAAACTTGATGTTTGTGCGTGTGCGAACAAATACTTGGAATCTGCTATTGGCAAGACAAGCAGTTGAATATTATGCGAGGAAAGATATTGCGGTTGTTTTGACATTTATGGCATACTACGATGAAAGCTCTATTCCAGAGGCAGACAGGAAAAACTATATTTTCAGAAAACGCACACTCAATTCGTATTATGCGATTACAACCGATGCGTGGCGCAACGTGATGAAAGAATTTCAAGATGAAATACGGGTTTACAGTTGCGGAAAAATTGAGGGAGAGAAAGGAAAGACAAGCTGTAAATATTGTGGCAACTGTTTGAGGGAGTATTTTTTAACAGCGGAAAAAATGAAGCAATGCGTTTAACTCTTTTGAATTTTGTACCGAGCTATTTCGGTCAACTTGAAGCGTTGGTTAGGTTGCTTTTACGATTGTATAAATAAGGCACATTAAATTAAATATGACATACTTATACACGATACTTTTTAAGAACACGAAGCAACCTAACGGACGTGGCTAAAATGCCGCATGATAAACTTATGGAGTTGTAGAATGTCGATTCTAAAAAACTATTATGAAAACGGAAATTTGCAGTTGGCTGATACGGTCATTTTGAGCCACTGGTTATGCCCCACAGCAAGCCAAACGAAAGGAAAACAATGAAATACTTTAACGAAGAAAATGCCCTTGTAATAAAAAGTTGGTGTGAGGAACCTGAAGAAGGTGCAATATTGCAAGCCAAAAATCTTGCACGACTTCCTTTTGCATTTAAGCAAATATGCCTAATGCCAGACACACATCAGGGATATGGAATGCCTATTGGTGGAGTAATGGCAACCGACAAAACAGTAGTGCCGAATGCTGTAGGTGTGGATATAGGTTGCGGAATGTGCGCTGTGAAAACTTCCTTAGAGGAAATTCAGATCGACACATTGAAAAGTATTATGGGAGAGATACGCAAGGCGATTCCTGTGGGCTTTGCACATCAGCCAACAAAGCAAGACGTGGAACTTATGCCCACTTTGCCAGACTGGAAAAATGTGCCAATAGTTGAACGTGAATATGAAAAAGCACAAACGCAAGTTGGAACGCTCGGCGGTGGAAACCATTTCATTGAGATTCAAAAAGGAAACGATGGACACATTTGGATTATGATTCATTCCGGCAGCCGAAACATCGGAAAGCAAGTTGCGGATTTCTACAACAAAGAAGCCGTGAAGATAAACGAAAAGTATTTTAGCAAAATTCCCACCGATTGGGAACTTGCGTTCCTTCCGATGGACAGTGAGGAAGGATTCAAGTATATCAAAGAAATGCAATACTGCGTTGACTTTGCACTTGCGAATAGATGGCTCATGATGGATCGGATTAAGGCAATAATCGGAAACGCAACGCAGGCAACCTTTGACGAAATGATAAACATAGCCCACAACTATGCACGAATGGAAAACCATTTCGGAAAGAATGTTCTTGTTCATCGGAAAGGTGCAACATCGGCAAAGGAAGGCGAGATAGGTATTATTCCGGGTTCACAGGGAACGGCAAGCTATATCGTGAAGGGCAAAGGAAGTATTGAGAGCTTCTTATCTTGCTCACACGGAGCCGGAAGAAAGATGGGAAGAAAAGCGGCACAGCG